CACATCGAAAAGGTGTGATGGTGGTTATTATGTGTGAAATGACAATGGATAAAATTAAAGTTATAAGAGAAATGCTTGCAAGCGGAAAAAGAGTGTGGGTTGAATTAAACGATAATAGAGTGTATGAAGTGGTTTTTGCAAAGGGAATAAAATTTGAAGTAAAAAAGCGCGGTGCAAGCACCGTGTTATATATCGGAGAAAAAATTTATAATTGTTGGGTGGGCGAAAGGAAGTGAAAATAAGTATAGTACATAAAAGAAAGAGGGGTACATGCCCCTCTTTAAATTACACTAAACTTGCTATTGCGTCTGTAATAATAATTGCATTTGTGTCGTGGTACGTTGTTCCACTAACTTTTTTAGTAGCAACGGTTACTCCGTAATCTCCCACATCAGACCGCGTTTTTGTAAATCGCACATTATACGTCACACCATCGAAAGGAACGGTGATAACATGTTGCTCATTGTTTAAAATTGGCGAAAAGTTTGTAGTAATAAGCATTGCGCCAATGGCTTCGTCGGTGTCTCCTTTCATGTTAACTAAAAAGAAGCCACCACCGTCACCATCTAGTCCATTTATTGAAATCCGACGGTAACTCGTATCCGTCGATGGTATGTGCATTCTTGCCGCATCTTGTACTAAAATATTATCTGCCATTTTAGTGATTTTTGTTTTGTTTTCGTTCACTTTTGTTTCCAATGTTTTTACAGATTCCGACAACTGTACAACGGTTTCCTGCATTGCGTCAACGTCTTTTTTTACCTGCGTTACGTCTGTTGTCAATCCTGCAACGTTAGTAGTAAGTGACGATGTGCTTTCCTGCAAACCACTTATCGCGTTATTAGCACTTTCAATCTGTACCTTAAGTGCGTCAAGTTCTGTTTCTGAAATGCTCGCTTTGCTGTCAATTTGCTTCAAAAGCGAATCAATAGCCACCATTGCACCATTCCAATCTAAAAGCCACGCTGGTTTGTCCGTTGCAATAAAAATAGGCAGTCCATAATTATCTGTGCCGTTGCTGGCGTTAACCTTTCCAATCTGCACGCCCACAACACTTTTCATATTTTTTTCACTCATATTTAAGCCTCCTTATTTAGTCGCTTGTGCCGTCGCTGTATAAGCACGCAATGCAACTTTATTATTTCCAGAAATTGATACATTCAACGTTTTTGAATCTCCAACACCACTATAACTAACAGACACCGTATAAGATTCTGCTGTGTTATTAGGCGTCAAAATTGTTTTTGTTTCAACTCCGAAAGTACCTGAACTTTCTGCACTAGTTTCGTTGGAAATGAAAACAGGTGCTAATGCCATTTTTGGCATGTTACTAGTGGAATAATCGGCATATACAACTACTGAAATATTTTTAAGAGTGTAATCTGCGGTCAAATCTTTAACCGTTGCAGGAAGAATACCACTTTCATTCAAACAATGTAATACGTTGGCGCGTGTTTTTAACGGTTGCACATCCTGTTCCAAGTTTGAAAGTCTTGACGTTGTCAATTCAATTGACCTTGAATTTTGCTTGATGTCGTCTGTATTTTTGTTTACCATATTTGTTAACGAACTCAAACCGCCCTCAATAGGTGGTATAGTATTGTTTGTTATATTTTCCACGTTTGAATTAAGTTCTGTCAACTTTTGCGTTGTCTGCTGATTAATAATATCCTGCGCGTTTTTATTGGCATTTACAATTTTTGTTAAAGAATCCAGTCCACCTTCAATAGGTGGGGTAACATTATTTGTAAGGTTATCCAGTTCGGTGTTAATAGTGTTTATAGCCTCCTGCAATTGTAATACTAATCTATTTTGTGCCTGCAAGTCATTGATAACCGTGTTATACTCGCTTTCAAGTTTATTTGTTTTACCCTCCAAAGTAACGACGCGGTTAGTCAAAGCGGTATTGTATGCCTGGATTTCTTCGATTACACTATTTATTTTAGCAATATTAGCATTTGTCGTTGTAATCAAATTTTTGTTTGCTTCTTCACTTGTTGAAATCTCTTTGATAACGGTGTCAAGTTCCGTCATTGCGCCGTTCCAATCTACAAGCCATGATGGCTTGTCGCTGCCAATAAAAATAGGCAATCCATAGTTAGGTGTGCTATTTGTCGCGTTAAAATCCATAATTTTTTACCTCCATTTTATAAATAATTTATAGAATATGCGTAATAATTTACACGCAATTCATATATCACTAAATTGTCATTTGCAATATAACTTTCATGGCTCAAATCTGTGTAAGACAGTGAGTTTGCTGTACAATCTCCAAAATTAAAAGTATTATCTGTGGCATTGTCAGCAAGTCCAATTTTAACATGCCTTGAATAGGCAACTTGCTTTTCGTTGTTGCATGTAAAGTCTGTTATGTCAAATTCTTCTACTTCTCCAGTCGTCAAATCGTTAACAATATTTATCTGTTCTTTCTTTCCTTTTCTTCCAATTATCAAACTGAAAGAAATGATATCGGAATCTTCTATATTGCTTAAATTATTCCAGTTAGAATTTAACCAGCCTTGTGTTGTGTCCTCATTCTCTTTCTTCCATACTGTAGTAGTATTGATATATCTACGGTTTTTTAAATTAAAGTCACCACCTTGTTTTGTTGAATTTATATTATAAAACTCGTATTCTTTAGCGGTGTATTTTGAATCATCCATATTCTGTGCCGTGTTTGTTTTTTCGTCAAAATATTTTGACGTGTCAGCATTCCAGCGTGCCCGCTCTATAAGTTCATATAGTACTTTTGACATGTTTTCTTTTTTTCCGGTAAACGGCGAAAAGATTTTGCTTAAACTTCCGGAAAAAATGAAACCGCTGTATACGTCAAAAACGTGTGCTTCTATCTCCATTTTGTCATACTGTTCCGCTGTCATTTCCATTTTGTCATATGAAATAGAAAGCACACCCAACTCACGTAAATACTCGTAAAAAGAATTGAAAGTGTCTTGCACGTCACTTTTTACACCTAAAACCGCATTGTACACCTTTGGAAATTCTTTCACAACGTTTTCAATTTTGTCATTCAAAAATTCGTCCTGCGCTTCTCTTTTAACGCTTTCTATAGCAACTTTATTATCGGTGTATTTTATTTGCCTTTTTTCTGCGTTAAAAATTTGTGTGTCAATATAGGTTTTTAATTCTTTTATTTTCTCATTTGTTTTTAAAATTTCTGCGTCTATGTAATCATGTAAAGCCTGCACTTTATTGTCTGTTTCTTTTTCAACTTTTGAAATTTCTTTTTCAAAATCTGAAACAAAAGCGAGTAATGTTTTTTCAAGTGCGGAAATTTCTTTTTCAATGTCCAATCTTAATTTTTTTATTTGTTCATCGGTGTAATTGTTTACACCGTTAGAAAGATTGTTAACTTGCTCAACTAATTCGTTTATTTTCTTCATTATTTGAGCGAGATTATCCTCATACGATAAAGTGTCGGAATATATCCCAGGGATTGTAAGCGGTGCTATAGGCGGAAGCCAACCACCGCAACCGTAACCATACATACTATACCTCCATTCTACCATAACCCCATAAATAGGGTTTCTAAGTTTTCAATAACCAGCATGTCAATATTTAGGAATGTACTTCGGAATTTCATAATCATTTCGCTATAGGTTTCTGTGCCTTGTTTACCGAAAACACTTTCTATATAATCGTCAATATTATCTATCTTCGTTGTGTTGTCTGTCTTTCCTAAAATGTCGCTTGTTAAAATCGTAACATTTTTTATATTTTCGTTACCGTCTAAAACATTCTTTCTATTGTCGTTGCGGGTTTCAAAAGTATTTTCTGTGTTGTTTGAAGTCAAGTTTTTGTCATTTTCTCCACTTTCTCGGTCTGTATCTTCTCCAGTTTTTGTCTCTGTATTTGTTCCACTTTTTATAAGCACATCAGAACCGCCAAGCGTGGTTGTATCATTTCCTGTTTTTGTAAGTGCTGTACTTCCTGTGTTTTTGTCTGCACGATTTTCGAAAGTTTTAATGGAATCGGATTCGCTTTCGGGTGTAACTGTCGCAGTAACATTTGTCAAATATTTTCCAGCCTTTATATTTTCAATCGTTCCCTGTGGTGTATCGCTGTATTTTGTTAGGCTTTCAAATTCTTTCGGAACTACATTTTTCGTGTTTTCTTTACCCTCGTAACTGGTAGACGTGTTTATTGTTGTTTCATCGGTTGTATTGTGTGCCTGCGTTTCTGTCTTTCCATATTTTTGTGTATTTTCTTCTCCAAATTCGTGTCGATTTTGCGAATCATAAACATGTTCCGTATTTTTTCCGAATTTTTCTTTTTCGTCTTGTTTGTAATCTGTTGTAGCGGTTGTGTTTCGGTCTAGTCTATTTGTTTCTGTGTCTGTGTTGTCTGTTTTTCTATGTCCAGAAAAATCTGTGTTGCTACTTGTGTCAGTTTTTTGTAAACCGTCAAGAACGTTTTTGCCGTCAAAAGTTCGCTTGCTTTTGACCGAATATTGTGTGTTTTTTAGCGGGTCAAATTTTAACAATTCTGACTGGTATAACTGGTTGTAGTAGGGCATAATTTCCGCCATTTTTGTGTTCAACTTCAATTTCCAAAGCCCAACGGTTTCTAACCCTATTTCACGCGTGTAATAATGACGTAAGATTTTAGGCAGTAAAACTTCCTTGTAACTTTCGTCAAAAAAAGGAATATAACTCTCAAATATTTTAGGGTACGCAACCCTAATAAGTCGCTCCACATCATCAAATACTTGAATTTTGTTCTGTTCCGCTATTGACTGGCATATCCTGCGTACCTCCACTGTATAAATTGACATCTTGCACACCTCCGTCCTTAAATTCTACGGACACGTTTAGCCCAAACATATCATTTATTTGTTCACATGCCTGTTTTCTTGCTGTAAGCGCACTTTCTCTCATCATCATTGCCCCACCCATAGACCGCACAACTTCATCCGTTATCATTCTTTCGCGTTTGTTTTCGTTTACATTGACAATACCTAAGTAGGTCAATGCTTCATTAAAAATTTTCGACTTCAACTCGTACAGTTTATCCGCTGTATAAGGAGCGTCCGTTTTTAGCACGGTCAACCCATCTTTTATGCCTTTTTTCCCATATATAACTGGTGCATTGCCGTCAAATTGCTGATACGCGTTTTGCATTGTCAAACGTTCGTTTTCATCGCACTCAATCAAAACTGGCGTTTTTTGCGTGTTACAATTGATATCAATTGTGCGGTCAAGATTTGCCAGTCGACTCGCAAATAAAAGTACGGTGTCGTATGCTGGTGTATGTATCATGTTATTAAATAGCACAACAGAATTTTTGCTGTCTAAACGTCTTCGATAACCGTTATTAGCATAGGCAATACGTCTAATAGGAATATCGTACAAATTGTACCGCCCATTTATCATTGCTTTTAAAGCAAGATACCCCAGCACTTCGTCGTTAAAAAACACGGCAAATCCGTCAAAAAACAGCGTCAATTCAAGATACCTTTCGTCTACTGTTTTAGGTAAATTTTTCCACTCGAATCTTGAAATTGAAAGTTGTTGTAACAAATTCAAATAATATTGAAATGTCACGCTATTCAATTTTGCGGATTCTAAAAAGTTTCTATTCCTCTGATTCGGTTTCCGTCTCCCCATGTTCTAGCACCTCCATAGAGCTCGCCATCTTTGAAATGGCTTCCGAATTTCTGTTGATAGCTTCAATTAGTGGCGTCTGCACTTTATAGATATAGTAGCACAACGCCCCACACATAACAACGGGAAAACCCACCGTTGAAATTGCTGTCAAAACATCGTTCATCATTTTACTTTACCTCCAATAATTTTTTAAAATTGTGAAATCTCTTCCACCAGTTCGGACAGTTCTTTCCGTTAACGTCGTGATGGCATATGATTATTGTTGCGTTAGGACAGTACTTCCGGATATACTTAATCACTTTTTTCGTCCCTTTGACGTGCCCTACTGTCCAACCGTCCACCGCGTCACACAATTCAATTGAAACCGAGTTGTAATTGGTGCATTTATTAAGGTACTTCGCGTGGTCATCAAAAACGCCACCAACCGCCCACGCGCTTCGGTTCATTGGAATTGATTTCGCATAATCTCCATTTGCCGATACAAAAAAATGTGCGCCGGCTTCGCGTGTGTTATTTTTAGCGAAAAAGTCAACGTTGTTTTTTGCCGTGTCTTTTTTATTTCCTGTAAAATGAATGACAATATATTTCACGTCTTTTTTATTTCTTTTATTTTTTGAAAAAGAAATTTGCTTTGCCTTTTTGTAGTACATAAAATCACACTCCATTTTCTCCATAATTTCCGACGGCGTTTCCGTCTTTCCAAAAGGTTAGTCCATTGTTAAAAATTGAACAAATTTTTGCATTAACAACTGCGGGCATTTCTCCAGTTACTACGCAATTTTGTGTTTTAACATAATTGTAAGATGGTCGGTTAAAAGTCGAACCGTTAACACCGTGACCACTCGGGGTCTTTAATTTATTTACTTTGTACCCATAAATCGTAAAAAAGTCGTCTATTGCTTTTATTTCGTCGCGCTGACAATTTTTTGTGTAGAATTTTGGCGCTATTTGCTGATTCAAAACCGCAATACTACTCGCACCGCCTACACCACTCACACGTGGTGCGACAAGGGTGTGCATTTTTTTCATATTGTCCTCGGCTTCTTCCATGCTTTTTACAGCACCTACAAAATTAGCGGTAGAACCAATAGAACTAGCCAAGCCACCGTATGAAAGATTAGCGTCCTCTTTTTCGGCTTTTTCTGCACCTCCGAGCGTTGACATGCCACCGCCAAGAATTGAAACGCCTGTTCCAATAGCACCACTCACTACATTGATTGTATTTTGATTTCTCAAATTCATTTCTTGCTGTTTAAAATAAGCGTCTTGATTAGTGCTATACGGTTGTGTCGGATAGGTCTGTCCGACAAATCCATAGTCTAACCCACGTATAATGCTCTTATAATTGTTCGGTGTAATCTGTATAGTTGTGTTTTCTGAAATGTCCGAGTAGCAAGAAAACTCTATGTTTGTGCTGTTTTGAAAATCTTCGAACCGATATTCAGAGCCACCACCTGCCGAATTGCTCGCTACCAAATAATGGTAGGGATAATTAAAACACTTTTTATTCTTTGGTGTGTAGCCATCTATATTAGTGTGAGACGGCTGTATATTGATATTTGCGAAAGTGCTGTATTCTGTGGTACTGATTCTTCGTGTGTTTGTTGCGGTTGTCAAATTATTACTTACAATTTTTGGTACAGTCGTTAGGTATAAAATTGAATCTGGTAAACCAGCATTGATACCTTTAATCATAAGCGAAAGCGCGTTTTCTTCTCCTACTGGAAAGAAAAGCATATCACATGGATAAAAAATTCCGTTGAATTTGCCACCGCTAGCACGCTTTTCTTCCTTTGCTGGGTTTACTGTGTTATACATCGTAGCAAGAATGTAGCCCCCTATACTAAATAAATCCTCTCCGCTTTCTGCAATTTGAATTTGATTCATTCGGTATTCGCTCGGTTTAAAAGGCTCTGGTACTAAATGCTCGAATAGTTCATCTGTGGCTGTGTGCTCCCTTTCAACCAGACATTTTTTTAACGTAAAATCAAAGTAGTATGATTGTATCACGTCTAATTCATATGTTATTTCTGAAACCGCATTATTAACATAATTAACGGAAGTGATAAAAGCATAGAACCATTTATTTCCAAAGTCTGTATTTTGAAACATTAAATATGACGCGTTATAAATGTCGTCTGCCTTAACCCCAAGTCTTAACGTCCCCGAATTTACTCGTTGGTATGACTGCGCTTCAAATTCTTTAAAAACCTTACTTTTGAAGTAAACCGCCTGCGCTGATTTATCACTAAAATAAATTGTATGTTTGTATGCGTTATTCAAGGGTAGATTTTTAATAAGAAAAATCTTTGAATTAGGTTCTATTAAACTCATGTTATCACCTCCGTTATTTTGTCAATGTTTCACGTGAAACATTTTTAAACTGTAACAGTAATAGTACAAGTACCTGTTTTAGTGTCGTCGTAGGCACTTGTCGCCGTTACGTGCACCTCTCCGCTTTCTGCACCTGCAAGTACCGTTACTTTTCCGCTTTCTGTTACTTCGACTTTATCGTTGTCGGATGTCCATAACACACCTTTCGGTGCAAAGTTTTCTGTGACAATAGTAGCCGTTAACTGAATCGAAGAGCCTACGCCGTTGAGTGTTGCGGTCGACGGCGACACAGTAACGGAGTCCACTTTGATTTCTCCGGCGACAAAAAGTGCATTTTGTGCAAATGGCGAAGATGATACCACCTTCCAAGAATGAAGCCAATGATTCCAATAAAGACCCTCGCCGTTGTACTGTTCGTTGAATTCCTGCAATACGTCAAAAATCATAAACCACTCACGCGACACTAAAACACATGGAATAGCGTCCAATTTCTTCAAATCCTCGTCGCTGATTTCTGTGTAAGTTTCATCTTTCTCAAAAATCTTTGCAAGGCGCACCTTGTCCAATTTCCCGAAAGAATCTACCAGTACCTTATGACCCATGAATGAAGCCTTATCCATGTTAAACGCGCTTGCCAAAACTTCTACATCAATCGTTGCGTCGAATTTTGTGTTGACAAGCAAATACTGCTCGTCTTTCACGTTATGAGTATAAACGCCTGCGGAGTTGTAGTCTTTATTTAAAAACTCCATGTCATTCGATACGCCTTTGATATCTCCCACAATTTCTTTTAAATTAGACGTCTGTACCGTCGGAATCTGCACAGATTTCAAATCCCCATCCAGGATTCTACGTGCAAGCAAATATTTCATAACAAGAAATTCGTCATAATTTGACGTCGTTGTCATCGCATCGATAATTCGGTAAATCAAATCTGTGATTCCCTCGTAAGTTAGAAAAGCCTGCTTTAACTGATAATCACTAGTTGTCTGCTTGTAGAAAGTCTGATAATTCAGAACATGAAAAGCACTTTTAACGTCGGGCATTTCGCGTTTAAAAACTTCGCTTTCGGATTTTTGCTGGTCGAAAACATGTGGTTCTGCTATGTTTACAAAAATCTCTTCGATGGTCTCGCCGTATTCAAGCATACCTTTTTTAAAGAACGCCCAAGGATTGTCATACATTTTTGACGTAATAATAACCTTTCCGATTCTGTTAAAAAGCGCGCTTAAAAATTCATTCTTCAATGCTGGCGTATCCATAAGAATTGCGCCGATTGACCGTAAATTCTGTAAAGTGCCGTCTGCTTTTGGCACTAAATTCTGGTACTCTGCGCTGGAATTGCTCCGCACTGTATTCAAAATATCCTGCGTTGTAGCGGTTAAATTGACCGCTTTCGGTTTTGTAGCCATTTTTTAATCCTCCTTTTCTTCGAATAAGTCTTCGTATTCCTTGACTTCTTCGGATTCTGATTCTAACTCGTCCGTATTCTCTTCGGGCGTGTCAATTTCTTTTACTTTTGTTTCGTCGATGGCTTCGAAAAATCTATCTTTATATTTTTTTCTCCACTCGGCGTCATTATCTTCGTATTTCTGTTTCCAGTTTTCGGTGTCTGTTTTTCCGAGCAAATCGTCAAAAGTGTCCGTGAAATCTTCGATATTCTTTAAATCCTCGTCCGTATCTCCTGTAATGATAGAACCAAGTCTTTTAAGATATTCGTCTCTGTCAAGTACAGCCATTTTCTGCACCTCCTTTTTCTTATAATGTAACATATCTTTGACATTCTGTCAAGTAAAATTTACAAAATTTAAAAAATAATTGACAAAAAGTCAAAAATATGTTACACTCTTAATGAAAGAGGTGGTAAAAATGTATTATGACGGCACAAAAATTTTGTCAAAAATGGATGTAAACGGAAATAAACCCGAATTATACCTTGTAACAACGAACCGAACTGGCGGAAAAACCACATGGTTTTCCAAATATTTAGTCAATCGATTTTTAAAATACGGCGAAAAATTCTGCCTGCTTTACCGATATTCTTACGAACTTTCTGACGTTTCGGAAAAATTCTTTAAAGATATACAAGGCTTATTTTTTCCAAATTATAATATGACCGATAAAAGCCGTTGCAAGGGGACTTTCAAAGAATTATTTTTAAATGACAAGCCTTGCGGATATGCTGTCGCCATAAACGGCGCGGAAAATATCAAAAAATATAGTCACTTTTTTAGTGATGTAGTAACGTGTTTATTGGATGAATTTCAAAGCGAAACAAATAAGTACGTACCAAATGAATTGCAAAAATTCCAATCAATTCATACGTCAATAGCAAGGGGACAAGGAAAACAGGTGCGATATGTTCCTGTAATACTTTTAGGAAATGCGGTTACTTTGCTAAACCCATATTATACCGCTTTAGGAATTTCTGCACGTTTAAAGTCAGATACAAAATTCCTGCGTGGAGATGGTTATATATTAGAAAGTGGCTTTATTGATTCTGCAAGTCGCGCACAAAATGAAAGTGCTTTTAACCGCGCTTTTGCAAGTTCGGAGTATACTAAATACGCAAGCGAAAATGCTTATTTGAATGATAACACGGCATTTATTGAGAAGCCAAAAGGAAGAGGAAAATACCTTTGTACTTTTGTTTTTGAAAAAAATTCATATGCTATTCGTGAATATATGGAAGATGGTATAATATACGTCGACACGCGTGTTGATAAAAGTTTTCCGCTTCGAATCAGCGCGACGACGGCAGACCATCGAATCAATTTTGTTATGCTAAAAAACAACGAATTTATGCTACAAAATTTTAGGTATTTTTTTGAAAACGGTTGTTTTCGTTTTTTAAATTTGGAAAGCAAAAATGCAACAATGAATTTGCTTTCATTTTAAAATTGTATATCCCTTTCGGCTTTATTTGTTTGAACAAATCAGAAAAGCACGGTTGAAAGATACTGCTGATATTGTTAGTCGGGTTTGCTTTCCGCTCTCAAATTTCCGAAAGTCAAGATATAAATAAGAGGGGCATTTTGCCCCTCTTTTTTAATGTTTCACGTGAAACATTTATTCGATTAAATTCTGCAAGCACTCGTGTTTGTACTTGCACACTAAACAAGTGGTTTGCCTGCATTGCTTCTTTATCCATTTTATTTTCACAATTTTAAAGAAATTACAAAAATAAATCTTTACCGAATTTGATAAGTTGTATCGCATAAAATGACGCCTCCTTTTATTCGTTTTGGTACAAGTTTTCCCGGGACTTCAAGCCCCACTTTAAAATCTGAAATATTTCTTTTTGTTTCCAAAAAATGTAATTCTTCTTTTGAATATTTATCTTCGGTTTTTGGTTCGTAACCCTCTATAGACTTGATAAATAAATCCTTGCATTTTTTCGGCATTCCAGCACACGTAACATTTATATAAGGCTCACACGGCTTCAAGTCCTGCTCGGTTATATGTTCAAGATAGGTTTTTTGTCTAACGAAAATCCCTTTATCCCACGTACTTTCAAGCGCCCAATGGCAGAAATCTGTGGGGTGTACAGGTACGTCTATAAGTTCTTCGTGCTTAAGGTCACAATGTATGCTATCCGTGTCTGCGTATATAAAACCTCTTTTATTCAAGCCGTGGTAGTTCTTTTGTGCCGTTCGAATAGTGAACTCACGAGCGTAAGAAGTGATAGCCGAGCCTATAGCAATATAACCACACTTCTTTTCGTGTTCTTCTACATTTCTAAATTTCAACTCTGCATTATCGTTTAAGTACGCAACTTTGAAAGAAGAATCGTCGTTAGTTGCTTCTTTTCCGTATAAATTATTTAAGAAAAGTTTTGCCAGTGTGCGCAACGCGCCTACGCTTTCCATTTTTTGCTTTTTGTATTTATTGATGTAGTCGTCAAATATTCCAATGGCAGTGTAAAACCAAACGCCGTCGAGTATTTCTAAATCGTAAATATTGTAGTGTTCTTTAAATAAAATAAAGTCAGTTTTAGTTAACGTCAATTCGACAACGCACTTCGTCTTTTTTCCAGCAATATTCAAATATCTATAATATTTATCTGTTTTTGCGTCATAAAAATCGGAAGTTCGTAACATTTTAGTAGGCTCATATAGTGGGTTGTTTTTTATCTGAATAAAAGGCAAATAACCCTCTTTCAATTCAAAGCGACATTTGAAGCGAACAAAATAATAAGTGTTTTCTTGCTCTGTTTTCACATGTAAAAAATTTCCACGCCAAAAATAAGGTTGACCAATTGGATAGGGATTCCCACTTTCGGAGGACATCATAGACGGATATAGGCTATTAACGTCTGCGGTTAGTCCGTTTTCAAAAAGTTTATTTGCTTTTTCTTCTACAAGGTAGCACCACCCACCACGATAGGAATGCCGAATGTATTTGTCCGCGTTTTCCGCACCGTATTCAATGGGAATGGTAATTTCTTCCAACTGTGGGAAAAATAATTTATAGTCTTGTGCGTCAAAACCTTTCTTAAATTCAGACAAACAATTACTTCCTATGGTACTTTTTTCGTGTCCGTTTTCCAGCATAAACTCAAGTGCTTCTTTCAACACTAAAACGTCATTTTTTATATATTCTTTTTCGTCGTCTTTTATAACTCCGTTTTTGTGTCGAATGCCTTTATATTCCATGTTTAATTTTTGATGCTTTGTTTTAAAGGCTTTCCCCAATTCTGCCAACGAAAACGGAAACAACTTTACGGAATCCCTAATAACAATATAGTGATTATTTATTTTAATAGTTATACTGTACCATTGACCCCTGTCGGATATCATATATTTAAAGGTATTATTTTTCATGTATTCATCTGCAATCCAAGTATTATTTATAATAGCCTGCTCCATTTTTAATTCACGCAATAAAAAATCTAACCAAAAAGATCCGTCAAATTTCAAATTGTGATACCATAGAAGAATATCCCCTTTTTGCGCCTGCAAAAAATAAAATGTTTGTTCGATACTTGTATGTATGATTACATGTTCTGTGCCTATTTCAACGAGTGCCGAACTCCACACCTCTGTATCTTTTTGTCCGTCGTATACTGTAGTTTCAAAGTCGCATGCAAAAGTTTTTTCAAAATGAAATCTTTTCATTATTTTCCCTCCTTTATTCCCCCACCCAATTTTTAATCGTAGTCAATATAATTTTTTGATTCTTCAAAAGCCGTTTCAAATTCCTCTCGCTCAAAATTTCCGACGTTAAAAAATTTAAAAAGTCGCTCGGTGTAGTTGAACAATTCTGTTTCTGAATAGGCTGTTTTTCGTGTTAACATATTTCCGTCATTGATTGCTTTTGCCAAGCCATCCGCAACAACTTCTTTTCCGAATTGTTCGATAGCCATATCCAGCCATTTAGTCAAATAGGGTTCTGCCATTTTTGGAAAAAGTGCAATCATAGACCTAAATGCGTCTAATACGTGTTCACTAAAATCAAACGTTTGTAAGTATTCTTCTTTTTTTGCCACTATGTATTCATCTTTTAAGTTGTCGCGTGCTTTTAAAGTGTCGTATTCATATTGTGCTGTTTTAACGTACGCCTGTGTTTGCTCTGATTTTCTTTCTTTTATCACTTTTTTACCGCGAAAATATGAAAGTTCTTCGCCTGTCAATGGGTCTACGTATATAGATTTTTCTTGTATTTGTTTCGGCTTAATTTTTTCAAGTTTATTTATACTTGCCTGTGTTATGTTTTTTGGAATTTTTGGTAGTTCAAAATCTACTTCGAAACCTTGTTTTTTGTATCTTCTTTTAGTTCCTTGTATTCTTTTTCTTTGTCTAAAATATTCTATTCTCAACTCTTCTTTTTTTGTCATGGGTTTTCCCCCTTTTTGAGAATATTATAAGGGCGGAGTGTGTCCGCCCTTATGTAAATGTTTCACGTGAAACATTTTTATTTTTTCTTCGGCTTTTCTGTCTTTACAGAATCCGTGTCAAGTTCGCAGTCGACGTACGGTCTCCCAGCCTTTGTGATACCACTAATTTTTTTAATGGCAAAAGGCTCTTCGCCCATAACTTCAAGAATCTCCATTAGTGAGCGCTTGAAAGTCTTGCTTTGCGTGCTGTATACTTGCCCCCTGCTTTCTGTGATGATAGCAAGAATTTCGGATTCTGTTCCGTCGTCCTTTTCGTCAACGAATTCAAGATAACCTGCTACAGGGATAGAAGTACCATCTTCAACATCTTTCATAGACACAGCGCCCTTGCCTGCTGTCATCAAATACTTGTCCACTTTGTCAAAATCTCTGCTTTCATTTACGATTTTCATAATAAATTACCTCCATTTTTTATTCATTTTCTGTTTCTGCTGGTTTTACGGTTTCTGCTCCTACAATTTCGGCATTTTTAACAAACGTTTCTAAATCCATAGAATATTTGTCGTGTTTTTCTGTAAGTGTTACTTTAACCACAACTACATTTTCTTTCTCGTACTGTTCTTTGGCTTTCTTTTTAGCCTTTTTTTCGGTTGTCTTTCCCACGATGATATCGTATTCAAAACGAATACCACCACTTGAAGTATCACACAACATTATTTTAACCTCTGTACTTGTCACGTCTCTCGTGATTCTTTGTTTTCTTGCCATTTGTTTTTTCCTCCTTTTTTGTTTGTTTCTGTTACTGGTAAACCGTCACATAGTAACGGTAAAGCCGTCCGCGTGGATTCGAACCACGGTTAAAAACCTTTGACGGCTTGCACAAAGAAAGAAATAATTTTTTCTTTTTCTTTGTCCTTGTTTTTCTTGAAATCTTCAACGTACCTTGTGATAGGTATTGAATACTCGATAGCATAATCTTTTTGTTTTGCTATAATCCTTTCCTCCATCGTTTCTGGGTCGAAAGCATGCAACAATAAATATCTACCGCCCAATTCCGTTGCCAACTCTTGAACAATGGAATATACCCACTCATTCCACTCCGCTATAATTGAAGTGGTGAACCCTCTTCCTTTCATGTTGTTTTTCCTCTCTTTTCCTTAACTCTGATACCATTGTATCATAGTATTTTTGAATTTACAATAGTCAACTTGCACAATGTTTTGTACTGTTCATTGTGCAAGTTGCACAATTTTTTATTGTCTATGAATCGAGAAGAACAAGCATTTTTCATTGTATGTTTTACGAATTTTTGAAACTTCCTCGATTGTCAAATTGTTCAAAAACGTTGTGAATCTCCCACATCGGATTTTTATGTCGTATAAAGGCACTTCTACGATGTCTCCAATTGTACAGCACTCAAAAATGCCGTCGTAAGCCTGCACCTCTGCCATATGCTCAAATGCTTCATTTGGCAATTCGCCAAACATGCACGTAAATTTTAAAACTGAATATTCATTTGTTCCTGTTATATCTGAATTTATAACATTCATTATAACAGCTGGAACACCACTTAATAAAAGACTGCGCGTTTCAAAGAAACTTCCTCTAAATCTGTGACCCTCTTTCCCATATACTCTAAATGCTTTTACTATCATATCTACCACCATCAGCAAGCCTTTCTTTTGCTTGCC